GGAAGCATCGTTGCTTTGGATTACGAAGATGGTGCTTCTGGGAATATGGCAGCTAATACGGATGCAATTTTAGCTGGTATGCGGCGCATTCATTCCGAAGGCTACACGCCCATGTATTACAGTTACAAGCCATATACATTGGCACACGTCGATTATCAGCGTATTCTGAAAGAATTTCCTAACAGCCTTTGGATTGCTGCTTACCGTGATTATCTACCAACTACCAAACCAGACTACGGTTATTTCCCGAGTATGGATGGGGTAGCTATTTGGCAGTACACGAGCGCATTTGGGCTGTCGCAAGGCCTCGATGGTAACATTGATCTGCTTGGCATCACTGATAATGGATACTCGAAGCAACCAGAAACCCCGTCAGCATCTGTAACACCGGCACCAAGCCAGCCAGCGAAATCGAATGCAGCCAGTGATACCGACTATGCGCAAACGGGTGTTTTCAAGCCTTCCACGACTGTTAACATCCGCACTGGTGCCGGCACCGGATATGCATCCGTTGGTAGCTATGCACCCGGTGAAAGTGTGATTTATGATCACGTGTATATCCGTGGCACATATGTTTGGGCACGTTATCTCAGCTACTCAGACAGGTATCATTATGTTGCCTTGGGCGTGAATGGTGGGGAGAGCTATGGCTCGCGTTCGTCTGGATATACTTCGCTGGTAAGCCACACGTACCACACAGTCCGATATGGTGACAGCTTCTGGAGCATTGCCAGCAAGTATGGCATCAGCATGTACACACTGGCAGCTAACAATGGCAAATCAATCTACAGCCTGATCTACCCAGGCGAAAACCTGTATATCCGATAACAAAAAGTCCTCTGCTCGCTAATGCGGATGGAGGGCTTTTTTTGTTGCTTTGAAGCACTGGCACAATGCTGTAAAATAAGATACGTAAGCAACTAAATATTTTAGTCAGCCTGCAATACCTTGTCGTTCTGCCTCCCTTGCTCAGGGAGGCTTATTTTTGTGCACAAAATATGCACAAAATGTGGTTTAATACTATTGTATATACGTTTGTTTTCGCACTTACTCTCCGTTTTATTGTCTCTAGTTGCTTTCCATAGCTTCCCGAAATGCTTGTATAAAGGCATTTCGGGATTTTTGTTTCCTTTTATTTTCGGTTGTTTTTTTCCTCCGGTGCACAAAATGTGCACAAGCTAAAGTCTCGAAAGTGCTTGTAGCGTCTGGGATACCTGCTCTTTTCTTTGATCTTCAAGAAGATGAGCGTAGACTTTTTGAGTGATCATTGTATTGGCATGCCCAAGTCTTTTTGAAATATAGTTAATGTCAACGTGATTGGCAATCAAATAGGAAACGTGAGTGTGTCTAAGCCCATGGAAAGTAATCGCGGGGGAAATGTCGAGAGTCTTCTGAATCGTCCTTAGATCCTTATTAATTGCCGTGCTTGATAGCATGTTATGCCGTATGCTGCGAAATAATAGTTGTTTGCTATCACGATATCCCTGAGCAAGGTAGACCTCTTGCTGTTCTTTCTTGAGACGTAAAAGCAAGTCTGCAAGTTCTCTCGTGATGTCGATGTCACGTACACTTGATTTGTTCTTAGTAGCAGCAAAGCCGCTCCCATATCTGTGATCCCACGTTCTGGTAATGTGTACAACGCGCTTTTTAAGATCAACATGATCCCACGTGAGCCCAAGAACTTCAGAATACCTAGCTCCGGTCAGTGCCCCGGTTGCGATGATGTAGTAAGCAATATGCTCGTAGTCTGCAAATTCTAGGCAGTAATTGACGAGCTTGCGCAAATCCTTTACTTGCAAATATTTGATGATTCCTGCTTGGCCCTCATTACCAGTGAGGACAACGTTATGAGTGAAGTTAGTATATATTATTTGGTCATCTACGGCAGAATCAGCCATTGAGCGAACATAGCCATTCAATTTGCTGACTGTATCTTTAGCCCTTTTTTTGCCAAACTCATTGATAAATGCCTGCCAGTCTGATTTTGAAATTGATTTTAGTTCACGGCTTTCGCCCCAGTAGGCTAATAACTGTTTACGAATTGTTTTATACCGGGCTTCGGTGATACGAGAATGCTTACCAGATTTGTACAGCTCAATCCATTTGTCCCAGTAGTCGATTAACGTTATCTTGTTAAGATCCAAATTTGCACCGCGATTATGCTGACGTTCGACTTCGATTGCCGCTATATCAGCAGCCTTTTTTGAGGGGAAGCCACCCTTGTTGACATACTTGCGTGTTCCATCATTATCCTTGTAAGAGACACGATATTGCCATTTTTTGCCACGCTTACTAATACTGGCCACATTTACACCTCCTTGTGCTACAATACAGACGGGTGCTATTGCACCTAACCATGCAGTCACGTTCTGTTAGGCGTCTACCCATTCGCTTGGGTAGGCGCTTTTTGTCGTTACTTTCTCCTACTTGCTTTTTTCTTGTTAAGCGCCTCGTTTACGTTACTGAGTGGAATATCTTTGATGAATCGTTTCTCTCTAATTCTAGAAAAGGGGACAACGATCTTGTAATTTAGTTCTGCTTTTTCTTTATCACTGAAGACTTCGGTGTTTGAAATGTCTAGGAGAACTGAGTGCTCATATTTTTTGATAGGTTCTCCTTCAAAATTTTCCCAGGTTTTTTCGCCAAACTTATAAGAGATTACTGTAATTGTTTTCATAGGCTTTACCCCCCTACAATCTGTGTGCTTCTTTCATGTTTTGAAGAAGTAGTCGCTTTTGTGATATAATTAAGTGAATAAAATTCACGCACGGCTCATAAAAGTGAATAATTTTAAAAGTCGGGTAATGGCTTATGTTTTTTCAAGAAAGGTCCTCCAAATGGGAAATGGCATATATATCGTTGACGAAAAAGACGAAGTATGGGATATCGACGAAGCATCGGGCATGTATGGCATGTTTTCAAGTAAGCCCAATATTGGGCCAAACGAGGTTGCTGCGCTTTTGTCTGGTAAGGCCCTTGTTGATCTTTCAGATGGTGAATATATTCACTGGATTCAGCTAACACCAGATGCTATAAAAACAGCCAGATTGCGACAGTAGTTACGTTTGACAGAAACAACTGTTCCTCGACCACAGCGGCCGGGGCTTTTTTTGTGTCCAGCCCCACTCTCCGGCTTGCACGGGGACGCCGCTTGCGTGGGGGAAGGGACTAATCACCATAGTCGTCGGGAGCAGTTCCGGCGTCATCAATCTTCTTGGCCAAAGCCAATGGAACTGTGATTTTGCCACCCATGGTAGATTTGTAAGTGGTGGTACCCAAGCTTTCAGCATAGAAGGTGATCTTGTCATTTTCTAGAATGCGAGAGCCGTTCATAATATCTGGATCATAACCGACCATGATTACATTGTCATAATTACCATCAACTGCAACACGCAAATCAGTTTCATCGTCACCCTCAACGACTTGAATAACTTTGCCCGTTAAAGTGATGTTCTTGCCCTTGTAGTCGTCTGGAGTCCGTGCCAATTGTTCATAAGTGATCCCAGTGTTGTAGTCAGCTGCGTTGAACGTTTCTGTGCTTGATGATTCTTCATCATCAGAGTCATCGCTATCAGTGTCTTCGTAACTGTCATCATCATCTTGTGACGACTCGACCTTTGACGATTCAGCTTTCGAAGACGAACTAGATGCAGCTGACCTGTTGCTTTCTCCCGAATAGGTGCCAATCCAAAAAAAGATTGCAATAAATGCTATTGCCGACAACGCGGTAATAATAAGGTTCCGTTTTAGTTTTCTCGAATCCTTTCGTTGGACTATAGACAATGTGCCAAATATTGCAGCCAATAGGAGCGATCCCAAAAAGGCAATTAAGATAAGTAGTTTCATTATTCCTCTCCCAAAAATTCAGCTTTTAACGTCGATCAGGGTTTGGACGTAAAATTATTTTTTTATAAAACGACTGTGTATACGACAACCCTGCCAATGATCTTGATGTTCTCTTCTTCAAGGTCTTCATAGGTGTACATGATGGGGCTAAATCTTTTGTCAGTTGAATCCGGAATGAAGGTAACAATCTGCTTTTGACGATCATTATAGAAATATTTGACTGCGTAGTCACCATCATCTGCGAACACAACAATGTCCCCGTCCTTTAGGTCTTGAATATCGTTGTACTGTTTGACTGCTATTAAAGAACCATCAGGAATTGTTTGGTTCATTGATTCGCCGTTTATATGCATCATCAAAAGATCTTTGTCACCGGCGTATTTTCCAAGAACCTTGTCGGATATTTGGACAGATTCGATCTCGTCTGAAGTGAAGGGGTCAACATTGCACAAAGTGCCCGCAGAAATGTTGGCAGGCACATATTTGTATGTGCCCATTCCAGAAACACTTTTTTGACTGTGATTAGTTGTTAAGTCGCTGATGTTTACTCCATAATGATCAGCAATTGTCTGAAGCGATCCGCTACGAGGCATTTTGTTAGCGTGCAGCCAATCAGATACGGTTGAATAGGCGACGTCAATGTGATTAGAGAGTTCCGTTAAATTTTCACCGCGAGAATCCATTAGTCGTTTTAGGTTCTTCGCAAATATTTCTTTGATGTCGTCCAAAATTTTTCCTCCTATTAATTGTAAGAATGTTTTCTACAATTGCTATCCTACCAGCAAAGCGAAAAAAAGCAACGGTATTTAAAAATATTTTTCGCAAATAACGAATTTACCTATTGCATTTCGCTAAAAGCGTGATAGTATAGACAGTGTAGAAAGGAGGAAGAAATCATGGACATTCCTGAAAAAGTGCCAGTCTACTTGAAGCACACACTAAGAGACCTGCGAGTTCGCAAAGGGCTTTCCCAATCGGATGCCGCTAAAATGATGGGCGTAACAGAGCCAACCTTGCGACGATGGGAGAAAGACTCATCCGATTTGACAATGCAGCAGATTTGGAAAATCAGCAAGATTTATTCAATTCCACAAGACTATATTTTTTTTGGAAGTAATAACGCTTTTAGCGAAAAGCTGGACAAGCATAAGGAGCTGGTTTAAGTGAACGAATTAGTAATCATGCACAACAAGCAAGCGGTGACAACCAGCTTACGTGTGGCCGAGGTGTTCGGGAAAGACCATAAAAACGTAATTCAGTCTATCGAAAATCTCGCAGCTGAAAAATCAGCCGCCAAATTCTTTTCCGAAGCAACGTATAACAACCGCGGTAAGCAATATCCAATGTACTACATGAATCGTGACGGTTTCACATTGCTGGCTATGGGTTTCACTGGTAAGAAGGCACTTCAGTTCAAGATCAGTTACATCAACGCGTTCAACAGCATGGAGACGCAGATTAAGACGGGCTATGTGATCCCGGGCAGTTATGCCGAGGCATTGAAGCTGGCAGCTAGTCAGGCTGAACAGATTGAAGATATGAAACCTAAAGCACTGTTTGCAGACGCGGTAGCCACCAGCCATACAACCATCTTGGTTGGTGATCTTGCAAAAGTGCTCAAACAGAACGGCGTTGACATTGGTGCCAAGCGGTTGTTCGCCTGGCTACGTGAGCAAGGCTATTTGATCAAACGGATTGGTGCCGACTATAACTCGCCGACACAACGCGCGATGGAGTTAGGCTTGTTCGAGGTCAAGGAAACGGCGATCAGTCACTCGGACGGCCATGTAACAGTTCAGAAGACCCCAAAAGTGACCGGCAAAGGACAGCAGTATTTTATCAACAAGTTTCTACAAAAGGAGATAACGGTATGAACGAAGAAAACAAAAAGCCCCGCACTGATATGGGCAGCACGGGGGTAACTCTTTACACTTGGCGCACTAGTTATCCATTTCCCCCAGCAGTAAAACCGGGAGACCTGGTGACAATCGTTATTGAGGACGAAGAATTAACCCACACTGTAGGAACCTTTGCTTTCGTCTCCTAAAGGAAGAGTGCTCCATACGGTAAGAACGTTGGACGCTCTTTCAACGAGTACCTCTTCTTTACCATCAACAATAAGATTACGAACCATAAAGAATTCATTTCCATCTTTGAATGAGTAGGCACTTTTAATTGCTACATCTTTCGAAGAAAACACCGCGCCAATATTGCCACTGGTAGGAGCAAATACTTTTTTGTATGGCAAGTCCATTTATATCACCTCCTTCCATCACTAGATAACCTGATTATCTGCCAAGGGGAGGTCGAAAGAAAGGAGGAAATGCCATGGAACTGTTACAAATTGTCGAAAATAAGCAGATTTCAAGCAAAAAATATTTGGCAGTTGATGCAGAAGAGCAAGCAAAGCTGATCAAGGAGAACCAAGAACTAAAACGTCAGCTTGAAGGAATGGAATATTGGGACCTAACAACGGCCGCTAGTCTAATCAAAGGACATAACAACACATGGGTCGTTAACAATATTCTCGATGTACCTCGCTTTCGAAAAGTGTTAGAGGACAGGATCGTCCATTACCCACCACCTGGTCAAAAGGGATATATGTTTCACGCCGGCCCGTGGAGAACATTCATCGACAAATGGTTCCCAGAGATTTCAAGGTTGCTTAGAGAGAAGGGCAAATAATGATTGAATATTTACTAATTGGTGGTGCCTTCGGCGTGATCGTGGGTCACTGCTTAGGCCACAGCGGAAATTGGAGGCAGTGGATTGAATGAAGCAGAACGTACCATTGGTGATTTGCTGAACGAACACAACAAATTGACGTTAGACATTATGCGCGGCAACCACACACCAATTGCAAAGATGTTGCTTGCCGAGAACGAGAAGCTACGTGCACGACTAGCAAAACTAAGGGGATGACATGATGACCAATGAGGAATACAAACAAATTATAGCCGCAGCGAACCGCCAGATCGCAGCATATCACAAGGTTGCTTATGATTATGGCCCCGACAATACTGATTTCCACCAAACGTATGCGATGGGTCAGGAAGATGGCGCCGACACAATCCTATCCATTATCAAACAAGTCATGAAAAAAGCCGCTGGCGTCCAGACCAACGACTGATAGAAAGGAAAATATTAGATGTCAGTATTATACGACTTAACAGACAAATTGACCAGTTTGCAACGACTGGCAGAAAGTGGCAAGGCTGATCCAGAAGCTATTGCTGACACGATGGAAATGGTTGAGGGCGACTTTGATGATAAGGCGGTTGGCTATGTCAAAGTCTATAAATCAGTCGAAGCAGACATCAAAGAAATCGACGCTGAAATCAGGCGTTTGCAAGAACGAAAGACAAGTGCCAAGAAAAACGCTGCGACAATCAAATCACGATTGGCGCAAGCGATGGTTGAAACTGGTCGTGAACACATTCATACACCACTGTTCAGTATTTACACTCGCAGAACAGTGAGCGTGGAAGCACCAGAAGACCCGAATAAGTTGCCACCAGAGTTCATTAAGACCACGTTGATGGTAAACAAAGCTGACTTGAAGAAAGCGTTACAAGCTGGCCGCGAGGTACCAAACGCGCGACTGGTTGAGAACATTGGACTGGGGGTGCGGTAGATGCAGCCAATTAAACATGCATCTTCAATTGATCGAACAAATAACTGGCGAGTTTTGATTTATGGAAAGCCTGGTGTCGGTAAGACGTCAGCTATCCGCAATCTTAATGGCAAAACACTCGTGCTAGATCTGGATGACAGTTCAAAAGTGCTATCTGGTGCACCGAACATCGATGTGCAACCATTTGACCGAAGTAAGCCAAGCGAAGAATGGAAAGAATTTCTGAAAAATCTGGCTGAACGTGTTTCCGGATATGACAATCTGGTGATCGACAACGTTTCAGCGTTCGAAAAAGACTGGTTTGTTGAGATGGGTAGGCACAGTAAAAACGGTATTGGCAACGAGCTTCAGGATTACTCAAGGTGGACAAATTACTTTGCCCGCATCATGACCATGATCTTCATGGACGCACCAGTAAACGTGCTAGTAACTGCTTGGGAAAACACACGAGATGTTACGAGCGAAACTGGGCAATCATTCAGCCAGTATGCACCAGCAATTCGTGACAGCGTACGTGACGGACTATTAGGACTGACGGACGTTGTAGGACGCGTAGTAGTTAATCCCAAGACTGATGGCCGTGGCGTCATTCTTGAGGGAACCGATGCAATCTTTGCTAAAAACAGATTAGACAATCGAAAGTTGGTGCCAATTAACGAGCTATTCAAATTTGGAAATCAGGAAAAATCAGTCAAACAGGAGGACTAAAACATGGCTATCACAATGGACTACTCACAAGCAGCAGAAGGAAATGGCGACATTCAAGATGGTGTATATGAATGCGTTATTAACCGCTTTGGATTTGACAACTACAAAGATCGTGAGTTTATCAAGTTTGATCTAATTGTACGCAATGACGTTCCACAGAAATATCAGAACAAGCATATCTTCGACAACCAATATCCAAAGAAAGACACCGGAGAGTATGCAATGGGATACCTATTCATGATTGGCAAAAATGCTGGCATTCCAGACCATAAGAAGTGGGCTGATCTTGCGGCGATGCTTGCAGATTTCACGGGCCATGCTGTTAAAGTTACCGTCAAAAACGAAGAATACAACGGTAAAACCTATCCGCATATCAAGAAGTGGGAGCCAACGGATTTCCCGCAGATTCAGCACCGCTGGAAAGATAGCAAAGCTGCATCTGTTTCAAATTCTAATCCGTCTTTCGGTACACAAGCACAAGCAAACCAAACCAATGCAGCCGATCCATTTGCCAACAACGGTCAGCCAATCGATATCAGTGATGATGATCTTCCATTCTAGGAAGGCGGTGTCGATCATGAATGAAAGCCCTAGTTACTATGCCATCATTCCAGCAGGTGTGCGCTATGACAAACAGCTACCACAAGGAGCAAAGCTTCTGTACAGCGAGATCACGGCACTCAGCAGTAAGAGCGGCTCTTGTTGGGCGAGCGATCAGTACTTTATGACTTTGTACGAGGTAGGTCAAACCACTATACAAAGATGGCTACGTGCTTTAGAAGACAGCGGATATATTGAACGTCATGTCAAATACAAAGACGGTACCAAAGAAATTGAAAAAAGGTATATCAAAATTCGTACAGACCCTATGCCCGAAAATGGTAATACCTATAGCCAAAAACGGGTATACCCTATGCCCAAAAACGGGCAAGAGAATAATACAAGTATTAATAAAAACATACGTGCATCCAGCACGTTAGAGAGTGACTTTGAAAAGCTATGGAAACTGTATCCAAAGAAGATCGGCAAGAAGCCGGCGTTAGCTGCTTACAAACGGGTAATTAGTAGAAAGAATAACCCTGCTACCAACAGACAAATTCAGGATGGCATTGTGGCTTATCGACAGCTAATCAATAGCAAAGGCACAGAGAAGCGGTTTGTCAAAGACGGTAGTACTTTCTTCAACCAAGAGTCATGGAACGATTACCTTGAGGTCGTAAAGGAAGAACGAGATGAGCAGGAAGCTCGAAAGCCGAAGTTTGACCCGCAACAAACAGCCATCGCTATGTACCTTGATTACAACAGCCTAGATCGCGTGCTTGAGGAAATCAAAGCGCAGGGTATTCCGATCGATCCAGAAGATGCTAAACGTTACATTGCTGAATACGATGAACGGAGGCAACAAGCTTGACAAAAAAACTTTATGACCCTAGCAATCCTGAACCACATGTCATGTATGGACTATATACGAAGCCGGAACTCATCAAGTCTGAATGGATTGATCCTAAATGGTTTAACAGCCAGCAATACGCTGCAGTAGTTGCCTACATGAACAAGTTGCCAGGTGACGTAGATACGCTGGAATTGCAGGATGGTTTTGCAACAGCTCATCCAGGCGTGATGTCAGCAGCAGATTGGCAATACATTATGACCAGTGATTTTGGCACCTCACGTTTTGACTGGTGGGTTGGCAAGCTAAAGCGGGACTATTTCCGTAGTCAGCTCATTAAAGCAGCACAAGCGTACTCGGAAGAACCAAGTGAGGACAACCTGACAGCAATGATGGAGGCTTCACAGAATGCGACTGCAGCAAGCCAGACGGTAACTGAAAGTAGCATTGCAGATTTGGCAGCGGACATGGAGGACAAAATGATCCACGGTGCTACTGACAATGGGATTAAAACGTACTTCACTCTTAACAATATTCTTGGTGGTGGCTTGATGCCGGGACGTTTGTTGACGATTGGTGCGCGCCCTGGTGTCGGTAAATCAGCATTCGCGGTCAATCTCATCATTGAGGCTTTGAAACAGCAACCGGAATTGACAGTTGATATGTTTTCGCTTGAAATGTCAAATGCAGAAAACTACAACCGCTTGTTGGCCTGCAAGACTGGCATCAGTGCTGGTAAATTCATCAACCCACAGAAAAGTCTAAGCGATGCTGAGAAGGTTGAGGTTGAAAAGGCGGGAAACGTCCTTAAAGACTATCACTTGCAGCTTTACGACAAGCAGGTGGAATTACCGCAGATCGTCAAAACAATGCGGCAGCGAGCCGCTGATGCAGATAAAGGATACCTTGCGATTGTTGATTATCTTGGGCTGATTGGTGTTCGCGGTCAGCCGGATCGTCGCTTGCAGATTGAGGAAATCACGCGGCAATTCAAAGTGTTGACCAATGAACTTAGCATTCCAATTGTCCTGCTTAGTCAGTTGTCACGCGCAATTGAAAACCGGCAAGACAAGCAGCCAGTGCTATCAGACTTACGTGAATCAGGCTCAATTGAACAGGACAGCAACGCGGTTGGCTTTTTATGGAATAGCGACCGTTCAAACGCTCAATCAGATGTTCGCACGGTGACTTTAACAATTGCCAAAAATCGTGAAGGAGCACTTGGCAGCATTGATTTTAATTTCTTCGCACCAAAACTGCAGTTCAAGGTGGCGTATTGATATGGCTTATCCAACTATGACACTTAAAGAGTTCAATGCATACATGCAGGAGGGGCATTATCAATACTCGCTGTTCGTTATTCTGCAGCTTGATGAAGCCACGGAATATCTAAAAAAGGCGCAACAAGCCGATACTGGTATGAAGAAGTTTTGGCACAAATGGGCGTACGTGACATTAGTCGATGCGTTAGAGACGGCTGAATCAGAATATTATGGTGAAACTAGTGCGTATTTACCAACAAAAGAAACTGATCCAGTAACGCGAGCTTACTGCCAAAACACATATGATATTTGGCGAGGATACTTGCAAAATCTAAACGTGAGTTTACCAGAACAAAAATTTTGAGGAGGCAAAAGCATGATTGAGCATAAGGACGTGAAGCCAGCGTGATAAGGCTAACGATACCTGGCAACCCAGTGCCACAAGGACGGCCGAGGTTCACGCGAATGGGTCGTGCTTACGATCCGACTAAATCAAGAAACTACAAGCAGCACGTTAAGAACGTGGCGTCAGAGCTAAATATTGAGCCTCTAAGCGGTCCAATAAGGGTGGCAATGGAAATATACCGCCCGCTACAAAAGTCTGGCAGTAAGGCATTAATAAGGCAAAAAAAAGAAGGCAAAGTTAGGCCAACAGTTAAGCCGGATGTAGACAACTACTACAAGTCTGTATCAGATGCACTTACCGGCATTTTATGGGAAGACGACAACCAAATAGTCGAAATCCATGTTGGAAAATGGTACAGCAATCAACCGCGTGTTGAGATTGAAGCAGAAGAAATTGATTGAGGAGAAAAAATCATGATGAATAGCATACGAATTCAAAACGGCAAAGTTTTTGTGAATGGCATTGAGGTTGGACAGGTTGAAAAGATCCACTTCAAAGCTGAGGCGAATGACCCTGTAGAGGTTGAAATGAAGTGGTTAGTTCCTGTCAGAGGCCTAGATGTTTCTGTATATCAGCCTGAACCACGCCAGCAGCAGCCTGAGGTCGATGCTAAGCAACAGACCATCAATGACCTTACATCTAAGTTAGAAGCCGCCAAACAGGCGAACAATGACTTATCACAGGCCATCAAAGACGTACAGAGCATCAAGGACTATTCAGATCAGGATGTGAAGTCAGTCAACGCGAAATGAGAGGAACACAAATGTACGTAGTAGCAGGTTTTAACACAGGAACCGAGTATTACCGAGCCAAGTATCAATCTCAGTGTATCCGCTGGATAAACGAGAACATGGCCAAGCACACGGAATCGCACAACACTCGTGGCGATGAAATTAAAGTCGATATTCCGGAACCACTGATTATCAAGAAAGTAGAGGACGAAAAATGAGTAAAAATTTTGAAGAAATGAGCCAACTGGATAGGACCGATAAAAAAATGAAATTCAAGATTGTGGGTCGCAATGGCGAAACCAAAATCAAGGAATTCAGGTCTCAGTACGAAGCAGATTCATACTGCGAGCGTCTCAACTATGAGCGGTTGGAACGCCTCGGCTTGATTGAGCATCTGAACATACCAGCAATCGAATTTGAGTAGGAGTACATCACCACACCAAGCGGCGCTGCGGAAGGAAAGCTAGGATGTATTGGACAAGGAGGAACAAGAGCATGAATAAAAACGAAGCTAAGATGAAGATCTTGAACATGCTGGACAAAGTGGATATATCAAAAGCTGATTTTGTACGAATGGTTACCACGATCGATACGGCCGTGGATGCGATTGAGCCAGATAAACTTTATCGAGTTAAGGTTTACGGTATTGACCTGCCGGCCTTGTTCTACCGAAAACGTGAGGATGGCACCCTCTCGTTTGTGCAAGGCGGTGCTGGCCTGCCAGAAACAGAGTTCACGATGGACGAAATCAAGCAGCGGCATCTGGAAAACTGTGAGCGCGAAGAGGTGACTGACGATGAGCAATGAGACGAAGCGGGACGTGTTCGAGGGCTTAGTCGAAGAACTAGCAGATGCTTACGTTGCCTTGGACGGTGAAGGAATTGGCAAAGAACTTACTAACGAAGACAAACAAGCCTATCTGAAAGACTATGACAATGCCTTGCCAGATGATCTGCCGGTGATTCCAAAAGCGGTGGGTGAATATATCCAGTGGGGTAAGTCATACGATATTCAGCTCTACATGATGTACAGCTTCAAATTCATTCACAGTCAAGGGTTTAAAAAACTAACGGATGATGTGGAAAGCTGGATTATCAGCTCAAGCAATGCTTTTGCCCTTGCGTGGCTACTAGGCGCTTGGAAAGTTGAGGAAACCGGCGAAATAGTGCAATTGGAGGAAGAAAAATGAGCGAATTTTTCAAGCCTGATGGCGTAGCGCTAACGAGTAATAAGGACGATTGGGAAACACCACAAGCGCTTTTCGAGAGTCTGAATGCAAAGTATCATTTTGCAATTGACCTAGCAGCCAGCAAGGATAACGCGAAATGTGATCGGTATTTCAGCATTGATGATGATTCATTGTCTAAAGATTGGTCTGAAAGTTTTGGAGGGGCGATGTATCTAAACCTGCCGTATGGACGTCATATCGGATATTGGGTAAAGAAAGCCTATGAAACTTCCTTAAGGGTGAACGTTCCTATCGTGATGTTAATACCATCAAGAACAGACACCAGTTATTGGCACGATTACATTTTCGGAAAGGCAAACATCAAATTTATTCGTGGCCGTCTTAAATTTGAACAGAATGGAGTAGCTGGTAGCCCTGCACCGTTTCCTAGTGCAATCATCGTATACAACGGCGAGGAGGCGGAGAAATGAAACGAGAGATTAAGTTCAGAGCGTGGAACAAAAAAGACAAAGTGATGGTTGATGTTGCCGCTATGAATTTTGGTCCAAGCGGATTATGGAGCCTTATCGAAGATGCCGTTGATGCGGAACTACAACTTGCGGATGGCTATGAACTCATGCAATACACTGGGCTCAAAGACAAGAACGGCCGAGAAATCTACGAAGGCGACGTTGTAAGCTTTGGTAGCATCTGGGCTAGAGGCGACGAAAGCGACCCACAAGAGGAATCTCACTGCGGTGTTGTTGAGTTTGATTCAGATTGGGGCATGTACAAAGTGAACTGTGGCGCCGATAGCTACGCGCTTGGCGATGTTATCACATTTGATGGATATGGTGTCATCGGAAACATTTTCGAGAATCCGGAGCTATTGGAGGACAAATGATGATCGCCGTCATGTTACTTATCGTAGGTACTGCAATGTGGATGTGGGCTAACTGGAAAAGGAAGTGAACAGTTTGGATAGTAAACGAGCACTAGCAAAAAATCTCAGGCAAAATATTTACGATCTGAATATGACACAAGCCAAATATGCTAAAGACATTGGAATACCCCTTAATACGCTCGAATACGCCGTCTCTGGCAGGGGCAGTGTTTCTCTCAACACTCTGGATAAAATCGCACAGGGAGCAGGTCTCGACCCGTGGGAGCTTATTAGGCCTCCTGAAGACAAATAAAAAAGCGCACCATTACGGCACGCTTATCTCCCAAACCCAGCCAAATTATACCATAAGGAGTGGACGCAGTGGTGCGAGCAACGAGATATTTTAGCCCAATTGATCATGACAAAACAATTGAAAACGCCAAAGAGGTCTTGGGGAACTACTGGCATCACAAGCGGATCGCTCAACGCACCAAAATAGCGCTCAGAAGCCCCGTGATGGACGGCATGCCCAAGTCACCCAGCTATGGCAACAAAGCCGAGGACAAGCTCGTATCGAACGCTGACGAGCTGTACTATATAGCGTGCTGTGAAGGCGCTATTGAATCTATAGAGAATGAAGACTACCGGATCATCTTAGTTGAGAGCTATCTGACTCCAAAGACGACACGTAAATCCAGCCTTCAGTTAGCCGCTCACTTGCATGTTGACCGAACGACCCTTTGGCGACAAACACAAGAAGCTCTCTATGCTTTTGCTGAAATATGTCCGCTAGTGAAACTAGTTGCAACATCCGTGCAACAATGATGCAACAAAAAACACGCTTTTCCGTCATATGATGGTATTGTGCCAAAGGTGAGAAACCTGAGACACCGCATTTTTCCTCCGAGCCTCAGTGATGATAAAGCTGTGGCAAGGCGTGGCAAATGAGGACTGGCTGAGATAGTCAGGCGGGTTCGATTCCCGCATGCCACATTTCACCCGTGAAGGTCTGTGACGGAGTAGCTACCGTCACTACGTCCCGATACGCCTACCATGACGATGAGTAGCAGGGTGAACTTATATGCCTCCTTAGAGGCTGAGCTGCCCGGTTGAGCGGGACCAGCCACGGCAGGTCGTGGCACAGTTCTTTGTCCAGTTTAGCGACCGGACACAGCTTGCAATGACCCTAGCTGACAATGGGCGAGCGAGCGGCAACTGAAGCTTCGGCTAGTGGGAACCCGGAAGACGTTCCGGTGTGCAGGTTCGACTCCTGCCAGTTGCATTGGACCAAGTCTGGTAAACCCTAGGAGTATGCACCGGACTATGGCACTTCGCTAAGGTGAGGTGCTATTATAATTCTGATACACCAAATATTGAATGAACTTAAGGAGGCATTCTTATGCCTACTAAGAAGAACATCCTTCGACGAAACAAAGGATTATTTTGGATTGCCGTAATATTGTTGATAATTAATATAATTATCTTTACTGTATGGCAGAAAACATCCTTACTTTCGGGAGTTATACCAATTTCTCCATCGTTTAGTTTCAACATTCTCACTATTGATGCCGTTTTCGCTGGTTTTGGGTATAACACGTTAGGCACTGTAGTCTCTTTTCTCTCAAATGATTCGATTAGACAGAAAGATCAAGATGGATATATGGATCACTATTACAATGGTCTATATCTCTCTCTTATGGGCTTTCTTATTGCTATGACTTTTGGTGCTATAACAGCTTTTAGTAATCTGGGAGAGAAGTTTCACTTTATATATATGCTTCAACTTCTAGCCAACCTTGACGCTTCTTTGTTCTTTGTGAACAGTGCTTTTGGGTTAAGAAGACTTATAAATCAAGTGAGAAAGTGAAGACGCCACGGCGTCTTTTTATTTACATAAGCACTCTGCCAAACGGTGAGGTGCTATTTTTGTGCAACAAAAAAGCCCTCAGAGACCAGTCCAAGGGCCAAAAGAATGAAAAAACGGAATACTTGTGTGAGCAGCAGCGGTTGACTTGGAGGAGAAAGGCCACTGCTCACATATATATATTAGCACATTCCTTATAGAAGATACTAAAATAGCCCTCGGTTGGGGGCCGAGAGCCTAAAGAAAGGGTATTACAAAGGAGTGAAAATGAGTATCTGTTGGGAACAATTTAATTCTAACTCATCGAAATTTTTTAAGCAAAAAAAAGCTTTCGGAGCCGAATCCGAGGGCTTAAGAACTCGGGAAGTTCTTCACGAGAATGTGAGCAGCGTCATCAAACTGCTCACGGACATTATATTTTCGGAGGCGAGTAGATGCAATGGACAGATGAACAGATCGGTGATATTAGGAAGCTCGCCTCTGAAGGATTTACAAGACGCGAGACAGCCGACAAGCTCGGGATTAGCTATGATGCGCTTCAAGGTAAAGCAAGACGGCTTGGTATCGAGTTCAAAAGGCCCCATGAGAATGAACACGATTCAGCGAAAACAGATAGAAAGAGCCAACCCGTTGATAGAAAAGTAGCTCTTAATGCTGATGGTAGCCAAACAGTCACGGCCTTAATGAGACTCAAGCATGAGCCAAATAAAGACCCACGAACTTTGATGGAGTTGTGTGGATACGATCCTGATAAGTTCGAGATGGTCTTAGGCGACTACAAAGTGTATGAGCAGCATAGTACCGAAGACGGCACAGTTCCGCAGTACAGCATTCATATTCGCGTAAAGCCGAAGCAAGGCCTATCGATAAGTGAAATGGCTGAAGCGTTCAACGAAAAAATCATTCCGGTCAATTACGGCATGAAGAAATCGGGCGATCGCAACTTAGTCATCCCATTGCCTGACCTGCATTTTGGCTGGACAACATTCGCCGATCTAAAAGACATGGTGAGCCAACTTAGAGAGATCACCATGGACGGCTACAACGAGATTGTGATCGAGCAATTGGGAGATCTATTCCATAGTGACCAGATTCATGCAACACAAACGGTTAGAGGAACGCAACTAGATCACGCAAACATGCGTCAGGCATTCCATGATGCTGTGAAGTTGTTTGATCAGATTATTCCGCTGGCAATTGAATATAGCAATCGCGTATCAATCAAGAGCGTGTTCGGCAACCATTCAGGAGATCTCGAATACGCTTTTCTTTATGCGCTGATAGATCGCTATCCGCAAGTACACGTTGATCTCAATGACAGTAATCCGGCAACCGACTGGCGCTGTGCATACTTGCTAGGGCATGTTGGCATTATGCTCGCCCACGGAGATGTAGCCAAGGACAAGCTGACAGGGCTTTTCCCATTTGAATACAAAAAGATATTCAGCATGGCAAAAACATACGAACTTCACTCAGGCCACTATCATAGCGAGCGGTTTAAAGATGATCGTGGCATTATGTGGCGCCAGCTCGGAACTCCAAAGCCAAATGATCCCTATGAGATCAAGAATGGCTTCACCACGGGGAAACATTTGCTGTATGCGTTCGTTTATGATGATGAAAGGCTAAGGATCACTTATGAACTCAGTTGAAATTTGGAAAGATATTGAAGATTACAAAGGACTATATCAGGTTAGCAATCTTGGACGAGTGAGGAGTCTTGACCGCATAGACGCGCTGGGACGCCTAAGAAAAGGAAAAGCGCTCGCTTACGGTTTATCAGGTGGTGGGTATTTTCAGGTTGGCCTACATCGAGATGGAAAATTTGAGCAAAAACTTGTTCACCGTCTTGTAAGCGAAGCATTTCTGCCGAACCCCGATAATCTGCCTCAGGTAAACCACAAAGATGAGGACAAAGCTAATAACCAGGTTGAAAATCTCGAGTGGTGTACAGCCCTTTACAATAACACGTATGGCACTCGCGTGGAGCGTGTGACGAAAGTGAGAGAAAAACCAATCTACGCCATCACTAGCTTGGGACATCGTTACTACTTCAGCGGTGTAAACAAAGCATCGAGGCTACTTGGACTAAAAAAAGTCCACGTGTCTGCATGTCTTCACGGAAGGCAGAAAACCCACCACGGTTTTTCCTTCGAGTTGGCGGTGTAAGTTATGTCAGGTATGAAGCGAGTCGGTTACGGATATGTTAGCCGCACGGAGCAAGCAATCATCGAAGAATTGTCTAGAGAAGAAAAGAAAATACAAGCAATTATCTACACGAAGCCGCACTGTCAAAAGTGCCGGCGAACAGTATTCAAGCTGTCACGTGTCATGCCAGTGCGAACTATCACAGCAGACGCGGACGACTACGAGCGGTTCCGCAGGATAGGCTATCAATCGTTCCCAGTCGTAACGGTATATAAAGCGAACGGTACCCACGAAACGTGGTGCGACTTGCAGGTTGACAAGATCAAACAATACACGGAGGCAATTTAGCATGTACAATTTCCTACTACTGCTCACACTAATATTCGTGCTTGCCAAGATATTTGGCTTGATTGCATGGAGTTGGCTGCTAGTATTCGCGCCACTAATAGTGATGATTGCTTTACTGGCGTTGTTTATCTTATTTGGGATCATCATTAGATTACACGAGGAGTGATGGTCATGACTAACACATCGTATACGGGAGATATCTATGCCAAGTAAGAAGCTCGCCTTTATAAATGGCAGACCACAATTGGTTGATGCCAATGCTCGTGTTAGATCGGAGGCGGATAGGCAGTACAACCGTGTGCGGAATGAGCAGCAGTCGGACTACCTTAAGTTCTATCACAGTAATGAATGGAAGCAGCTGCGTGAGCAGATATTGATTAGAGACAACAGTTTATGCCAACGCTGTGGCCTGCAAGCCTCATTAGTTGATCATATTGTTCCAAGCGAAGATGACTGGGAAGACCGCACGAACGCGGATAATCTGCAGGCTTTATGCAGGGACTGCCATTATTGGAAGACGAGACGTGAGACAACCAAGCGTAAGAAGGGACAGCATCGAGCCATGAAGATTACAGTAATCGTTGGCTATCCAGCAAGTGGCAAGTCAACGTACGTCAAGCGACATCAAGGACAGCATGACCTCGTCTATGATTACGACCATCTCATGACGGCCTTAACAGGCCTGCCATTACATCAGGGCAATATAGACGCCAATGATTATGTGCAGCTAATCTATGAACTGATACTGCGGAAGCTTAAAGCAGAACAGACCTTCGACCATGTATGGTTAGTCATGACATATCCAGATGAGAAGCTAGACACCTTGCTTGCTAGTCGAGATGTCGAACACATACTCATCGACACTGACCGAGACACATGCATTCAGAGACTGTCTAAGCAAGGTCGAGATGTTAGTCAACTCATCAAAGCAATGAACAAACTTGATGAATTGAAATCACAAAACAAATTTAAAAAATTCAAAGAAATAAAAAGTTAAAAAACAAATTTTCGATAATTTATCGGGCGACTTCACGGGCTGGAAACGGCTAGACCCCCCTTCCATTTTTATCGGGGGTTACATTTTTTGGAACGGAAGAACGGTCGGCCTCTTTTTTGCACCCCAAATTGTAACGATTTTTAAGGCGGCAGGGGTAAACATCAGCCCATTTTATATAGATATTAGGAGGTGAAGTGGGAAATGGCTGGAAAATACAAAGTGTTGCAAATGTCTAAGGGTGATTTGACCAAAGAACGGCAGGAAGCCAATTACATGCGGAATTGATGGCCAAAGATGGCATTCCAAAACTTCAGGTAACACCGCCTAATCATCTTGACCCAGTCGCAAAACAAGAATACAAGCGAATCATCGCATCTTTGGGGACCTTACCACTTAGAAATCTCGATCGCGCCGAGTTGGAAAACTATTGCACATGGTATTCGGTTTACAAAAACACATCGGTCAACATGAAGCTGGCTTTAAAGAATGGAGATCAAGATGAGTATTATGCGTACATTAGCACCTTGAATAAGGCCACCGGCAAATATTAAGAGCCTCGCGAGTGATCTTGGCTTAATGTCAACAGTCGGATGCAGATGAGCATGCCTAAGACTGAAGCACAGAAGAACGATTCAATCATTGATACTTTTGGCTGACTGTGATGGAGGTGATGCTGATTGTCAAAATTTAAGGATCCAATGCCTAATTTCATAAAACGTGTGCTAGACGGTCGTCTTATTACTTCTAAGGCAGTTAATCTCGCGGTGAAACGGCATCAAGAAGACTTGAAACGAACAGATTGGCGATGGCGATATGATCCAAATCTAGCGGGAAAAGCTGTTAAATTTATGGAGATTCTGCCAGAACCAAAAAGTGGGAAACCACAACCATTAGCACCGTTTCAAAAATTCATTATTGGCAGTATATATGGCTGGGTTGACAAAGATGATCCAAATATAAGGCGATTTACCGATGTGTTCATTTCGATGGCACGAAAAAACGGTAAGTCGCTTTTGATTTCTGGCGTCATTCTGTATGAGTTTCTGTTCGGAAAGAATCCAGCCAACAAACGGCAATTATATACCGCTGCTAATGATCGCAAGCAGGCCGGCATTGTATTCGGAATGGTAAAAGACCGATTACGTGCGCTCATGCGGAAAGACCCAGGCATCAAACGAATGGTTAAGATTACGCGAGATGAACTTGTCAATTTAGACGACGGATCAACAATTCGTTCGTTCTCTCGTGATACAGGACTTGTCGATGGCTATGAACCCCATGTTGCGGTGGTTGACGAATATGCCAACGCTAAAACAACAGATATGATTGAAACCCTTGCCTCAGGGCAGGTGTTACTGCCTAGTTATCTGACGTTCATCATTTCAACGGCTGGATTCGACATGAACGTGCCGATGTTTCAACAAAATTATCCATATGCCAAAAAGGTGTTGTCCGGTGAAGAAACGGCAGAACGCTATTTTGCATTCATTGCTGAACAAGACAACGTACAAGAGGTTGATGACCCCAATTCTTGGATTAAATCGAATCCGCTACTTGACGTTGATATTGTGCATGATCAGATCACCGAATATTTGACCACAAAGCTATCTCAAGCACGTGCTGATGGCAGTTTAAATGCAAAACTGGTCAAGAATTTCAACATTTGGCGGCAAGCGACTGAAGATAGTTATTTAGACTTCGATGCTTGGAAGGATGCTGAATTGAGTGAAAAGCCTGATATTCGCGGCAAAAGAGCTTGGATTGGTATTGATGTTGGTCGTACAAGCGACCTTTTTGCCATTACTTGGTTAATCCCGCAAGAAGGCTGGTGGTGGCTCGATGGTTATGCATTTGTCGCTTCTAAAGGCGGAATTGATAACAAAATCAAGACGGATCGGATTGACTACTTGGCTGCTGAACAACACGGCGAAGGAGAGATCAGCAGCTTAGAGTCAGGTATCATCGACAACGATCGGGTATATGAATGGCTCGAAGACTTCATTGAACGTAATGACTTAGATGTTCAAGGTATCATGTACGACCCTTATCAATTTGGACCAATGCTAACGGCAATTGAGAAGAATCATCCTGAGTGGCCGATGGTACAGGTACGACAAGGAACGCTGACACTGTCAATGCCAACTAAGCAGTTCCGCGATGATGTTATAGGCGGTCGCATAAAGCATTCAGATAATCGCATTATGCAGGCCGCCGCAATGAACGCGGTTCTAATGTCTGACAACAACGGCGTCCGTATTAATAAGAATAAGTATGCTAACAAAATAGACATGATTGATGCCACGCTTGATGCTTATGCCATCGCGTTCAAGGAAGACTTGGACAACTACTTGGACGATGAGCGTGTCTTCAGCGATGATTTTGGCTTCTAGGAGGTGAGAACGTGAATGGAAAACTAGCTAACTTTTTCAGAATTCTTGGCGCAAATATGGCTGGAATTGCCACTGTTTTAGGCTTCATTTTAGCTGGATATGGGGCTTTTTTGATCAATAGGCCTACTGGATTCATGGTTTGCGGCGGCTTGTTGTTTGTTTTCGCCTTTATTCTGTTGCTTCCTGATAACGAAGGGAGGTGAGATGAATGAAGCTATTTCGAGGATTGGCAACCGAAGTGGACCCTCACTGGGCAGATCATTTGCTTGATTCTGGGGTAATCCCATCATTTCGAGGTGGATACCTTGGTATTTCTGCATTACGCAACTCCGATGTGCTGACAGCTGTCTCAATTGTCGCAGGTGATGTTAGCCGATTTCCGTTGGTGATCACTGACAGCTCAACTGATGAAGTTATTGACTTGTCGAACATCGACTACTTGATGAACACCAAAGTGAATAAGCGGCTGTCGGCTTATCAGTGGAAATTTTCCATGATGGTCAACGCAATTTTGACTGGAAATGCTTATTCGCGTATTGTGCGCGATCCGATAACTAACGAACCAGCTATGTTTGAGTTCTATGCCCCATCACAGACGCAGGTGGACACAAGCGACCCCGATAACATCATCTACCGTTTCACGCCTTACAACTCTAGTATGCAAAAAATATGCGGATTTGAGGACGTCATTCACTGGAAGTTTTTCTCATACGACACAATCATGGGGCGATCACCGCTGTTGTCACTTGGTGATGAAATTGGACTGCAGGAGTCAGGTGTTTCAACGTTACAGAAGTTCTTCAAGAGTGGTTTGAAAGGCTCAATTATCAAAGCAAAGGAGAGTCGCCTATCCGCCGAAGCACGCCAGAAGATTCGTGAAGATTTTGAAAGGGCACAGGCAGGTGCTGATGCTGGATCGCCAATTATAGTTGACGCGACGATGGATTATCAGCCGTTGGAAGTTGATACCAACGTTCTTAATCTGATTAACAGCAATAACTATTCAACAGCGCAGGTTGCGAAGGCTTTACGGGTGCCAGCGTATCGATTAGCCCAAAATAGTCCCAATCAGTCTGTTAAACAGCTTGCTGATGACTATATTCGCAATGATCTTCCGTTTTACTTTGAACCGATTACAAGTGAGTTTGAACTAAAGCTGCTTGATGACGCGCAACGGCACCAATATTGCATAGGATTTGACACAAAATCAGTAAACGGATTGCCGATTGCTGACGTAAATACAGCAGTTAATGGGGGACTATGGACTGGAAACGAGGGACGTGCGGAGCTTGGGAAGAAACCGTTAAAAGATCCGAACATGGATCGTATTCAGTCGACACTTAACACAGTATTTCTTGATCAAAAGGAAGCTTATCAGGCTGAACACACATCGCAATTGAAGGGAGGTGATGCTAATGACAAAGGAACTGCGAATGACAGCGACACCCATGCAAATTCGTGATGGTGATGACGATCATCCTACGGTCATCGATGGCTATGCATTAAAATTCAATCGGAAATCTGATCCAATGGGATTCGGTGACTATTCTTTTAGAGAGCAAATTGACCCTCATGCCTTAGATAATGCTGACATGAGTAATGTAGTTGCGCTTTTCAATCATGATCAGAACCAAGTGTTAGGACGGACTGGTATCAATTTGCAGCTATCAGTTGATGACACAGGGCTGAAATACACGCTGACTCCTCCAGACACGCAGCTTGGCCGTGACTTGTTGGAAAACGTTCGTCAGGGAATTATCAGTCAGTCGAGTTTTGCATTTACAATTCCTGATGATACAGATGCCCAAAAATGGACTCGTGATGGGGATGTTGAGGCTCCATACAATCGCTTGATTAGATCAATTGATCATATATATGATGTCTCTCCAGTAACCACGCCAGCATATCCGGATACTGAGGTAAAGGTCGGAGCACGATCGCTAGAGCAGATTAAAGCGCTAGATCAGCCGCCAGAATGGGAACGTAAGCGGCGTAAGATGCTTTATCAACTGAATAAAGAGGAATTGCTCAAGGACATCGAATAATCGGTGCCTGTTTTTATACAAAAATAAGGAGGGTCACTAGATGACTTTAGATGAAAAATTAGCTGCTGTTAAAAAGCAACTTGATGAAAAGCGTTCAGCGTTGCCAGCTATGAAGACAGAACTTCGTTCTTTACTTGAAGGTGAAGATTCCGAGGAAAACCTGAAGAAGGCAGAAGGCGTTCGTGCTAAGTATGATAAAGCTGGCAAAGAGATCAAAGATCTTGAAGAAAAACGTGACTTATACGAGGCTGCGTTGAAAGGCAATGAACAGCCGAGTGGGAAGAAGCCCAATCATCCGGAAGAGCATAGCTATCGCGATGCACTGAATGCTTATTTGCATACTCGTGGTCGTAATACTGATGGCGTCAATTTTGAAAAGACAGAAGCTGGTGAATTTGCGATTTTTCGTGGCAGTCCTACCGATGCCAGTGATGCTGTAAATGCAGGTGTTAAGGCAGCGGATGCGGCCGTGACCATTCCAGAAACTATTAGCAATACACCACAGCGTGAATTGCAGACTGTTGTTGATCTGAAACCTTTCACGAACGTATTCCAAGCCTCCACACAAAAGGGTACTTACCCAACAGTTGCAAATGCTACAACCAAGATGGTCACTGTCGCCGAGTTGGAAAAGAACCCAGCAATGGCAAAACCGGACTTCAAATCGATCGACTGGTCTGTTGAAACGTATCGTCAGGCTCTTCCGGTTTCACAGGAATCTATTGACGACTCCGCAATTGATTTGGTTGGGTTGATTGCCCAGAACGCACAACAAATTAAGGTCAACACGACTAACAGTGCCGTTGCAACTCTGCTGAAAGGCTTCACTGCCAAGACGATCTCTAGCATTGATGATTTGAAGCATATCAACAACGTGGATTTGGACCCTGCGTACTCTCGTGCAATCATCGCGTCCCAGAGCTTTTACAACTTCTTGGATACGGTGAAAGACGGTAATGGCCGTTACTTGTTGCAAGACAGTATCTTGACCCCGTCTGGCAAGAGCGTTCTTGGTATGCCGATTGTTGTTGTTTCTGACGACACGTTGGGGGTAGCAGGCGAAGCACACGCCTTTTTGGGTGACATCAAGCGGGCAATCCTGTTTGCTAACCGCGCAGACTTCATGGTACGTTGGACGGATGACCAGATTCACGGCCAGTTCTTACAAGCTGGTATGCGCTTTGGTGTATCTGTTGCTGACAAAAAGGCTGGCTACTTCCTGACATACACCCCAAAAAAGTAACGCCTGACGGAGTGACTTTGAGCCAGAAAACGCTCACGGGTGGTGTCGGCGCCAAAAAAGATATCACGGTGACGGTCACTCCTGATGGCGCTCCTCAAGAAGTTAAAGCTGAGTCGAGCAATGAAAAGGTCGCTACGGTTGTTAAGAAGTCCGATGGTGTCTACACTATTACCAATCTGACAGCGGGCACAGCGACAATCACATTTAGCACTAATGGCATCAGCTCAACGCTTGCTGTTACTGTTAACGGCGGGTAGGTGACTACTATTGGAAGATACTAAGCTTGACAAAAGGCCACTGACTGATGAACAGTTTCAGGTTCTGAAAATGTACTTGAAAGTTGATCAGACAATCGAAGACCCAATGATTATGCAACTGGTGCATGACGCTTGTGGTGAAATCAGTTCGGCTATTAGTTTTGGATCAAATCCGGAACAATTTCTAAGCAATCCAGAAACTCGGGATCGTTTCTTCACAGCGCTCATGAAGCAAGTGAAGGAAGACTATGACTACAGAGGTATGGGTGCTGAAGTCATGCGCTTCCCGTTGCAAACATCAACCACAAATATCATCAATCAGCTTCGCTCAGAATTGCCGGAAGAGGATGGTGATCCTGATGCGCACTAATCGAATGACTGAAAGAATTGCGTTCGTCAGCTATGAGTCAAAAAAGGTTAACGGAGTTCCGGTTGATGGTGTGCTCGTTAAGCATATGACGGTTTGGGCGGAAGTTCCTAAGATACCAATCAGAGAAGCAAATGATCCACAGACGAAGTTGGGCACTCGCAAAGACAGCCCGACTTTTTTAGTGCGATTTTTGACCGCAGAGGAAATCCAACCAACTTGGCGAATTCAGTGGCGTGGGAAGGTATATCAGATCACGGGGCTTGATCCTGATTACGAGAGGCGCGATCTGACAACGATTACGGCAAAGGTGGTGAGCTGATGGGCGTAAAAGTCACAGGGGATGCTGAACTGCTTGCTAATCTTAACAAGCTCCAATTTGGAGTTGCAAAAGAGGCTCGAGCGGCTGTCCGAGATGGCGCACAAAAGTTTGCCGACAAGCTAAAAAGCAATACGCCTGAGTGGGACGGCGAGACTGATATGAGCGGACATCTGAGAGATGACATCAAGCTTTCAAGTGTCCGTGAAACGAGTGGCCTAACAGAAGTAGACGTTGGATATGGTAAAGATACTGGCTGGCGTGCTCACTTTCCAAACTCGGGCACTTCAATGCAGGACCCGCAACATTTCATTGAAGAAACCCAAGAAGTCATGCGGCCAGTTGTTATCGCTGCCTTCCTAAGCCACTTGAAGGAAGGCGGGATGTAATGGCACCTGAAAAACGTGTTTATGACATCCTGTCAGCCAATTTGGATATTGCCGACAAGGTATATATAGGCACTCCAGACTTCAATAACCAGACTAGCGCAACTCCCGAGAGTCTAGCCCCATGGGTGAGAATCACTTCTTTGCCCGGTGATGCTGCTGACTATGCTGACGATTCTAGGATTCTAGAGTATCCGAAAGTACAAGTAGATTTTTGGGTGGATAAAACGGACTGGGATCAACAAGAAAAAATAGAAACACAGATATATCAAGCACTACATGCGGCTGGCTGGGAAAGGTATTATCGCAACTCCTACGTTGATGGTGATACCCCAGCCCTTCGCATGATAACAGGATACTTTCAGTTTCAAGGGCTGCCGATTGGCTAGCCCTTTTCATTTTCCTAAAGGAGGATTTTAAATATGGCAGATACTGGTGCAACAACTAATAAGAAGTTAGCAAAATTTGGGGCTTCGGCCTTTGAATACGGGGTTGTCGGTAATGACGACTTTGTACCAAGCACACGAAAGATTCAAGGCTTATCTAGTGTGAAATTGGATATTAAAACAGAGCAAAAGACGCTGTCCGCTGATGATGGCCCGTACTTGATTCTTTCTGGTGGTATCACAGAAGCAACCGAAACAATCGAAATGTACGATGTGGATTCACAGATGAAGTCTGATTTATTTGGCATTAAGGTTGTTAATGGGGTTGAAGTATATCCAAAGAACCTTAGCCCTAATTACGCCGCAACTTTGTTCCGTACGAAGCTCTCAAATGGTAAATACGTTTGGGTTGGTATGCTCAAGGGAATGTTCTCACTTCCGGGCGTTGATACCAAAACTGTTGACGGCACACCAGATCCGAGCGCTGACAGCATCCAAGGCTCATTTATTCCTCGTGGTGACCAAGATACTGGCAATGTTGTGTTGATTGGTCGTGAAGACAACGATGGATTCAATTTTGATAAGTTCCACGGCTATGTATTCCCTAAGGAAGCTAAAGACGCGACTATTTCCGCAGTTGGTGTCGGTGTCTAAAAAGTGTAAGTTGATCCGGCTAATGCCGTGAATAAATAAGTTACTTTCAAAACGTCAGATCCCACAGTTGCCACCGTTTCCAGTGATGGAACTGTTGCTGGTGTAAAGACAGGGTCTGCAACCGTAACAGTCACAACTGACGATGGTGGTAAAACTGCCACCGCAACTGTAACTGTGGCTTAGCAATAAACTCGTCGCCTTGTAAATGCACAATACGCGAACAGCGGGCGGCTTATACCTAAGGAGATTAAGCATGGCATATCAAATTAAACTAAATATCAAAGGCGAAACGTGCGTGTTCACACGAAATGGAGAGCCAACATTACGTGATACCACGAACGCCTTAAAAGTGCAGCAACAACAGCTTCGCATGCTAAACCGTAAAGATGGTCCTTCAAACGATGATTACGATGAGAACGAGAAAAACTTAGCCAAATTTGCGGTTGATTTCTGGAAAAACCAGTTTACTACCGATGATGTTATTGACGGCTCTTCGATTTCTTTGAAATCGCTGGATTCAATCAATGATGCCATTGGTGATTCTCTAAGCGACGGTGAAGAGGATAAGAAGGACACAGCAAAAAAATCACCGAAGCGGACGTCAAAGAAGCCATTAGCAACCTTGACGACTTCTACAAAGCAAGGCTCTCTGAAGGCTACCGATTAGCTGACGTTGATGCTATGACGCTCCGCGATATTGAAAAACTTAACCAGATTTACGAGGAACGGGAGACCACGATCGACAAGGCCTTTCCGTTCCTTTTCTAGTTCTATGAAAGGAGGTAAAACATGCTAGGAAATCTCGGGCAAATTGCGGCCACCGTAAGCTTGAACATTGATCCGTTTCAAGTAAGCCAGCGAGTTTTGAACTCTTCAATTAAAGCAACTGCCGCTGAGTTGCGGGCTCAAGATGCTGCGTTTAAGGGCTCTGAAAAGTCTATCAACAACATGCGCTCAACCTATGACACATTGAGCCGTCAGTCAAAGAACTACCAAGCTCAGCTTCAGAAACAGCGAGAACGGTATGATGAAAATTCGAAAGCGGTTGAAAGACTTAATAAAAGTGAGACTGCATCGCAGGAAGAAATTAATCGTGCGACAAAACTGCAAGCTAATGCTGCATCACAGTATAATCGAACTGCTGCCGCTGCTGCTCAAAATGAAAATCGAATGGCGGCCTTACGCAAAGAGATTGCACTGCAAAGTGACGGCTGGACTAAAGTATCAAACGGCGCCTCTAAATTTGCATCTGTTACCGAAAAGACAAGCTCTAAACTAACCAGTTTCGGATCAACGATGACAAGGGCGGTAACTGCTCCAATTGCCATTGGGTTTGTGGCAGCAGCTAAATCTGCTATTGATTTCAACAGCCAAATTCAAGCAATGGGACCTTTGCTAACAAATGGGGGTGCGATTACTGCTAAGTATCGTGCGCAACTTGATCAACTAGCATCAGCATCTAAAAAGTGGTCGGTTGAATATGGCATTTCCACGGCTGCGATTAACGACGGCATGTCAGAAATGATCAAACGTGGCTATACCGCTGCGCAAACTTTAGGCGCTATGCCTGCAGTTCTCAATGCGGCAAAAGCGTCTGGCGATGACTTCAACGATGTTATGCATGTTTCTACATCCGTTTTGGAGCAATTTGGTCTAAAGACAGAATCAACAACGGGCATGCTTAAAAACACGTCTCGCGTTACAGATGCTCTTACCTATATTGCGAACGCTACTGCAGCAGGATTCCAGGATATGGGCGAGGCAATGACATATGTCGGCCCTTCTGCTCATGCTGCTGGTATTTCACTCGAAGAAACAGCGGCTGCTATTGGTATTATGAGCAACAAAGGGATTGAAGGATCAGTTGCTGGCACAGCATTACGTGGTGCTTTAACAAGACTGTTGAAGCCTTCTAAGCAAAACATTGAAGGCTTTAGTGAATTAGGCATATCTGTTGCTGATTTCAAAAAAGGAACGCTAACTCTTCCAGAGATTCTTGACAAAATCAAGAATAACACTAAGGGGTGGACGGACCAGCAACGTGCTTCTGCAGTAGCGTTGGCTTTTGGCACTGAAGCGCAAGCCGGCATGAATGCCTTGATTAGTGCAGGTGGCGGTGAGCTACGCAAATATACCAGTGAAGCTGAGCATGCTAGCGGAACAACTGCCAAAATTGCTAACCAGTTAAACAATACGGATGCCGCAAAATTGAAGAGATTTCAAGAGTCGATTCATGTTTTAGGAATTGAAGTAGGTCAAAAACTTCTACCGACGCTGACTCCTCTTATCAAAACAGCAACCGATGTTGTCAATGCCTTTTCAAAAATGGACAGCGGTACGCAACAAACCATTATCAAATTTGCAGCGTTTGCGGCAGTTGTAGGGCCAGTGAGTTCTCTTATCGGTGGAGCTCTTAAGCCGGTTGTTGCTTTGAGCAAAGGAATATCTGGAATTGCGGGAGTCATTGGGAGAGCATCCGCAGCCGCAAAAATTGGCGGGACTGCAATGGATGTGCTCAAGTCTGGGTTTAGTAAGACAGCTTTTGAAGCACTGAAGGTTGCACCTGCAGCGGCTGCGGCAGCAGATGGTGCTTCTGAAATGGGAGCGGCCATGGGCGGAGCCGCAGCGAGCGGAACAGGTTTGCTAGCGGCATTGGGGCCAATCGTCCCAGTTGTTTTAGGCGTGACAGCAGTCGTCGGTGCCGGTGTAGCCATTTGGGAATTGTGGGGCAAAAAGGCTCTTGAGTCTGCTGACAGAACTTCACGATGGGGCACGGACATTGGCGAAGCAGCAGATAGGTCCGCAACTAAGATGCGAGACGCTTCTGGCAAGATCAGTGGTGCTTTCACTGACACTAACCACACTGTCAAAGAAAATGCCAAAACGATCGCCAACAGTTTTGATGATATTACGAAGGCTGCTAAAGAATCGTCCAAAAATAGCCAAACCGCACTCGACAAGTTGGCAAAGCAAGTCGGTGGATCGGCTGCTGATCAGATTCGTAAAGATGCAGCAGAAATGAAGAAGGCCGACGATGCACGCATCAAGCAAATTGAGGCTAATGCCAAACAAGCTAAGTCAATTACTGAATCTGCCAGCAAAGAACATGTCGAATTTACTCGAGATCAAATTCAGATTCTGGATAATTTGCGCAAGAGCAGTGCAGCCGAGGCCGTTAAGACACTTAGAATTTCCGGTAACCAACAAGCGAATGTCTTAAAGGCTATTAATGGCGAAAAGATTCGGATGAGTCAAGCAGCGGCCAAGGAACAGTACAGCCAGATGCAACAGGCATTTGCTGACGAAACTGATACTTATGGCAAACATTATGCTGCCATTAAAAACTCTGCTGAGTTGAGTACGGCTCAAAAGAATAAAGATCTTGAAAAGCTTGAAAAAGATCATCAAAGCAACATGAGCGTGATTTATGCCGGTGCGATCCAAGCAATGAAAGCGCAAGGACTATCCAACAAGACGATTCAAGAACAACTTCAAACAGAGTTTGGTGCGACGGCGTCTCAAGCTAAAAAAGCAATGAGCGCTTATTCAGAGGCAATGAGTAAGGGTGTCAAAGATAGTAAGCAATTTGCGGCCGCCGTTAATTCAAGTATGAGCAAGAGTGTTCAGAAGGCTGGTAACGATTGGAACAGCCTTGTGCTAGATCCTAAAACTGGTAAAGTTGTCACCAATCTGCCACAAGTTCTAAAGGATACCGCAAGCACGGAAGGCGGTTGGAAACGTCTTAAATTTGACCTAAAGAATGCCAAGATTAGCTCAAATGCTAAGCAAATGATTGTCGAGGCGATGGCCTCTACCGACAAGTGGAATTCGCTGACCGTTCAAGAGAAGACAGCTCTAGTGAGGGCGTCCGGTAAAAAAGAATTAGCTAACATCATAACCGAGTTTGTTTCATGGAATAAGTTCACGCCAAAAGAACAACAAGCCATCGTCAGTGGAGATTACACACCGCTTGTCAACGCACTGGTTAAAATGGGTTACTGGAATGAATTGAGTCTCAAAGAACAGCAAGCGATCGTTCATGACAAGGCTACTTTGCCACTCATTGATATCTTGACGCAGTCTGGCAAGTGGCAGGGTTTGACACTTAAACAACAAACTGCGTTGATCAATGCCAAGGGTAAAGACGAACTCAAGGACGTCTTATTCAACCTGGGCGTGTGGCAGTCAATCGATCCCAAAGATCAGTACACAACGCTAAAAGCCGTGGGCGATGGTAAACTCGCTGACATGCTTGACCAGTTGGCCATGTGGAACAAGATTACTCCGCAGCAAATGCAGGCGGTGGTTAAGGGTGATTATTCATCTCTAGTCACGGCAATTGATGAAGTTAACGGTTGGAACCAACTGACACCTAAGCAGATGCAGATGATTGTGCAAGATAAAGCAACGGCCACCTTGATTCAAGGCATGATTGAAGCACAGTCTTGGAACAGGTTGTCAGTCGAGGCTAAGACGGCACTTATTCAGGCTAAAGGCAAGGAACAGCTTGCTGACGCTGTGGCCAAGTTTGGTTTGTGGAATCAATTACCGTCAAAGACCAAAGAATTATTGGTAAATAATGCTGATGCCCGCGCCAAACTAGTTGAGGCAGGCATTGATGTAGATGCATACGAGGCCAAACACCCGAGACCGAAAGAGTTGACGGCTAACGTCAATGATTTACTGACTAAGACTTCGCAAGCGAAAGGAGATCTAATCTCCTATGATTCTTACAAGCCGGGGATGAAGCAATTCACCGGTGATTCTTCTAATGTCACTCAACATGCTGAACACGGTAAGAGTGAGATCAATACCTTTAACATGACTAATCCGTTGACACGTTACTTTACTGGGAATTCCTCAAACGTGACGGCACATGCTGAACACGGTAAGGGCGAAGTCAACAGTTTCAATGGAACTAACCCATCAATGCGTTACTTCATGGGTAATGCTTCAAGCGTTGTGGGGGCTGCCGGATCTGGTAAAAACAGTATCGGAAGTTTTAATGGAACAAATCCGGGAGATAAATATTTCAAAGGCCATGATAATACGACAGGACCCGCAAGTGCCGCCAAACGTGCAGTTAGCGCATTTGGTGGTAATGAAGTCATCACGAAGACTTTCAATTTTGTGGCTCATATTTCGAGCAGTATTCGGAAGCTTCTTCACTTGCAGCACGGAACTAATGATCTCCGAACGAGTTCACTGGCGATGGTCAATGATGCCCCTGGATCTAACTATCAAGAGCCTATTATCACTCCTAATGGCAACATGTTTATGTTCAAAGAACGAAATGTGGTTTTTCCGCTTGCTCGTCACTCAATGGTTATTCCTGCTGATAAGGCTCGTCGAATGAACATTCCACGTTTTGCTGGTGGCACCACAGACTTCGGAGGCGCTGCTAATAGAATAAACCAATTGAATCCGCAAACCTTTGTTACCAGCATTTCTAGTGGTAGCAATAGTCGTGTTGAGGATTTGCTAGCAAGACTGATCGAATTAACAATTTATCAGATTAGTAACCCGTCTGTCCCTGAAGGTAAGGTTGTTCTCGACAATGGGCGTGAAGTAGGACGGTGGCTATATCCAACAATAAATAAATTGAAAAACAGAGACACCATTATGAGTAATAGAAGAAGGGGGATTTTCTAAGTGGCAAATTTAATATTTGGAGGTCATAAGATTGGCAGTTCCTCTCTTCAATTCAGTGCAGCCCGCGGCATTTTTTCTGAAGTTGAGAATACAACCCAGCCTGTCGGTGCATCGGACGGAGAAATGCTGGTTCGAAGCCACCTTAAGTCTAGAATCATTCCAGTAACTTATGACTTTATGGCGCTATCTCGTCGTGAATTTGAACGACAGCTAGCGCCATTGCTTTATAGCTCTGGTGTTCAGAAGCTAATCATTGATGATCGCCCCGATGAATTTTGGTATGCAAAAGTTGATGGCAAGATTGACATGGACCGGGCTTATTTTCTTGGCACTGGTACTATTAATTTTCTTGTTCCCGATGGCATTGCGCACTCGGTAGCCACGCAGACGTTTGACAACATGCCATACAAGGACGTGCCAGTAAACATGCTTGCCGATTCTGGTTTTGAATCTGGAAATACTCCAACAAATTATGTTTGGGGTGACAGCAAAGACGCAGATAGAATTTTCCAAGTTGACGGACAAGTTCCTTCGTTCCCAACGCCATTTGGAAATTATATGCTGCGAATCGAAAACGACAGCCATGATTCATCAATCTCTCCAGACCAGTACATCCAAATTTCTTTATCCAAACCAGTTTCTATTAAAAAAGGTGAAACATGGACTTATAGCTACTACTATGCAACTGCTGGTTCAGCAACTGGGCAAGCGTCTGACTATGTGCTGACAAATGAGCCAGATCCGCTTACTGAATTGTCAATGGCTCATGACTCACGGGAAACTTCGGGGGGCCAAACAACGTGGCATCGTTTTGTAAAAACGTGGACAGCGGATAAAGATATAACTGTAATGACTTTGCGCTTTGGCTTTGTTAAAACATCAGCAAGTCCAGGATGGGTATGTATTGATAATATTAATCTAAAACAAGAACCCACTGTTTCTCCTTGGTCACCTAACCCAGCGGATCCTGAATACTATTCCGACATCATCACAGTTCACAATGGTGGCACTTATCCGGTTGAACCGGTTATTACGGCAACTATGCACGCTGATAATGGCTTGATTGCCCTCATTAATGGCCAAGGTGGTGTTTTACAGTTTGGCAATCCAGAAGAAGCCGATGGTGTTGAACGGAAGCGCTCAGAAGTTGCTCGATATGAAGGCTTTGATAAGGAACCGGTTGGTGCGGCTTATAACACTGGCCAAACTAACAGTCATTACTACTATATCGCGGCCCAAAAGAATGTCATGGAAGGCTCGGTTAAGTATGCTGATGACGATGGTTCCGCAGTTGAGCCTGTCTTCTTGCCAACCAATTCATATTATTGGGAAGGCCCTTCGGTTCATCTTAAGACAACAAATGCATCTAATGGTAGCAATACTAAGAGCTTCATAGCCAAATGGCGCTACAAGTTCAATTCTAGTGTTAATGCCTTAGGCGCCATTGAAATGACGCTTGATAATGATACGGGCGTGGCCTATCAGGTGATTATCAGAGCGAACTATGCCGGCAAAGATGATGTTGATGTCCAAGTATTTGCGGGATCAACGCGGGTTTTCCAGCAAACTCTTGACCGCAGAGTTTTCAGCAACGGCCGCTATTATGAGGCTAAGCTAACCAAGCTTGGTAATACGCTCAATCTGCAGCTTGCTGGTATTGTTCAAGGCGGTATTAAACCGTCTGAAGTCATTACCAGAAATCCACCGCTGATAATGCCGCCAATCATGTTGACATCAGATGAAGCGTCGCTTCCAATCACGGGAGCGACGCTTTGGTTTCAGCGGTTTGAAAACTACCCTTATCCTGATATGGGCGTTTATGACATGGATATTGAATGGCTCAACGTTGATTACTGGACTGATTTGAAGAACCGCTTTGGTGCCGGTGACGTCGTGACGATTGATGTTGCTAACCGTCAAATACTGGTTAATGGTGTGATTAATGCTGATCTTCAGCTCATCGATAATGACTGGAAAAAATTCAGGTTGCTTCCGGGTGACACACAGATTTTGGCTCAGCGTTCTTCTTGGGCACAGCCATATGAATTAGAAGTAGCATTCAGGGAGGCGTTCTTGTAATGGCAGATTTTTATTTCACCGACAGAAAATACAATCAGCTTGGCATTGCGTCAACTGATGAACTTGCGTCTAGTTCAGTGATTGCTATTGATGATATTGGCGGTCAAGAAGGTGACTATCAGTCAGTTGATGGCGGCTACCGCTCCTACAGTGCAACGCTGCATTTTTCGCCAGATCAGTCGGCTCAGGTCAAAGAAATGGCTAAGGTGGGTAATTTTGTCTTGTTCAAGGGCCGTGCTGGTGAATCAGTTTGGACAACCATTCTGAGTTCCGAGCATGATCCACTAGCAGGCACAAATACGTTTGTGGCAGAGGACGCCAGCATTGATTTAATTAATGGCACCGTTGGTGCTTATGCGGCCTCAAGCGCAATGACAATCGCTCAGTATATTGAACTTTTTGCTGGTGATTCGGGGTTTGTGATCGGCTACAACGAGATTCCAGATTTAACACGTACTTTGAACTGGGATTCAGACGATTCATCTATTCTTACCAGAATTCTGTCAGTTGCCACGCAGTTCGGTGTAGAGCTAAGCTTCCGGTTTGAAGTCAGAGGCTTGTCCGTCATCGGAAAGTATATTGATATTAGGAAACACATCGGCGGCAACAAGGGCATTTATCTGCGTGTAGACACTGATCTTAATAAGATTGTTACGACTAGTGATATTGCTGACTTGTGTACTGCTATTGCTGGTACCGGAGGTACACCAGAGGGTAGTAACGATCCTATCACGCTCAAGGGTTACCACTGGATCGATCCTAATGGTCGTTACGTATTGGGCGATGATGGCGTATTAAGAGACCCAGTAGCACTTAGGACTTGGAGTCGCTTACTATCTAACACAAATACCAATCCTGTTGACGCTCATATCACTCGCAACAAAACCTATGAAGCTACTACTCAAGCAACGCTTCTACAATCGGTTCTATCTGACTTGGAGAAGTTCAATCATCCAGCAGTCAATTACGAGGTCGACATTGCTAAGCTGCCTGATACTGTCAATATAGGCGACACTGTTTATCTGGTTGATGAAGATGAACAGCTTTTTCTTTCTGCGAGAGTCCTAGAGCTTACCTATTCATACTCAAATGAATCGGGGACGGCAACGCTTGGAGATTATTTGATTCAAGCTAGCCAAGTTGATCCTGCCTATCGTAAACTAGCGGACCAAATCAAGAACATCAAAACGGTTCAATATTACCCTTGGCTTCGTTATGCCGATGACGACAAAGGTACCAATATGTCGGCATTACCAGCCAACAAGAAATACATGGCAGTCGTTTACAGCAATAAGTCATCTGTGCCAAGTGATGACCCTACTGATTACGCTGGCAAGTGGGCATTGATTCAGGGAAAGGACGGTGCTGATGGTGTTCCCGGTGCAAAGGGTGCGGACGGCCGTACAAGCTATTTCCACACTGCTTGGGCAGATGATGTAAGTGGTCAAAGCGGGTTCACGGTATCCGGTGGCGATGGTAAAAAATATATTGGCACCTATAGCGACTTCACACAGGCCGACAGCACCAATCCGAGTGATTACAATTGGGCGCTTTTTAAAGGTGAAGACGGGGATGTGGGACCCAAAGGTGATCAAGGATTGCCAGGGAAACCGGGTGCTGATGGTCGTACTTCCTATGCCCACTTTGCTTATGCAAACAGCCAAGACGGCCATACCAACTTTTCAACCACTGATTCTAACCGTAAGTACATTGGTTTCTACAGTGACTTCACATCTGGCGACAGTACGAATCCAAGTGACTATAACTGGTCACTGATCAAGGGAGCGGACGGTGCTGATGGCAAAGATGGGGTGCCGGGTAAACCGGGTGCTGATGGCAAAACATCGTACTTCCATATTGCATATGCTGATAGCAGTGATGGTAGAACGAACTTCTCATTGGATACTCCGGGTTCTAGAAAATACATCGGTAGTTATACAGACTTTAAACGGGAAGATAGCAACAATCCGGCACTTTACTCTTGGCAACTGGTACAAGGGCCAAAAGGGCCAAAGGGTGATAGTGGTGCAGATGGGTTACCGGGTAAGAATGGTGTGGGATTAGCAACAACAACCGTTACTTATCAAGCTTCAACTAGCGGTACGGCCATACCAAGCGGAGCGTGGTCAACAAGCGTTCCAAGCGTTTCTAAAGGTCAATATCTGTGGACGCGGACAGTTTGGATGTATACGGATAAAAGTAGTGAAGTTGGCTACTCAGTTGCTTACATTGCTAAAGACGGTAACTCAGGTAAAGATGGTATTGCAGGTAAAGACGGAGTAGGTATCAAGTCAACGGTGATTGAATATGCTGTTTCGTCAAGCGGCGTCACTAAGCCAAGCACAGGCTGGTCAACAACCATTCCAAGCATTGCTCCTGGACAATTCATGTGGACACGGACAACGTGGGCTTACACTGATGGCACCAATGAAGTGGGTTACTCAGTAGCGCAAGCTGGTAAGAATGGTGAACGTGGCAAGCAGATTTTTAAAAGTAATCAAGAGTATGGACCACATAGTTCAGCTCATTGGTGGTCTGATTTAAGCCCAGCTCCATCCGTTGATAATCCTCCCAAAATTGGTGATACCATAATCACTCCCTATGGCGACATTTTTCAAATTGATACTGTAAACGTTGGTGGTGGAGGCGGTGGTGGAATCTTTGGAGTTGGAAATGTACTTGGAAATATCAGAGGACCACAAGGGCCTCAGGGACCGCAAGGTGTTCCCGGAAGCAAGGATGTGCCATACACATACATTCAGTTAGGCACACCCACAAGCCCCAAGAAAGGTGACCTATGGTGGCACGGGACAACGCTGAACGATGCCACAGCATTACAGTATTACAATGGATCAACTTGGGTTGACCAAACTATCCAGCAGGCCATTTTGAACATTGAGAAACTTGTTGCGATTGAGATTGACAGTGCAACCATTAATTCTCCTGATATTAATGCACCATTTAGTCACACTGCTCTTAGCGATGCCAACAAGGGAAAGTTTAGCAGTGGCAACACCAGCATGCAATATGGTCACGTGAATATCACAGGGAACGTTGAAAATGATCAAGGCATAGCAGACGGACACACGATGATTAGTGACTTGGGCCCATCAGGTTTTATCAGTCGCGAACGCACACCTGACAATGCCGGTGATGTTCAGTATACTAACCTTCAAGGCGGAAAGCTTAATCTTTCAACTCTAATTAGTGCTGAAAATGCGGCCACCAAGAAGTATGTGTTCAGCACATTCAAGTCAACGGACAACGTGACTTATTATTGGAACAACACCACTGCATATTCAAACGCAGATATTCAGCGGGCATATATCTATTACGCGAGAAGAAACAATATTTGCACAGTAAGCTTTGATGTTTTTGCGCGAGGCAAGCAAGGCTGGCTTGATCTTGCTCGGCCAAGAGATGGATACAAGCCATATTTAGCACAAGCAACAGGGGCAACGCTGTTTTCTGTATCTTATTCAGGTGCTACTTGTGCCGTTTACTACGTGGCAGGTGGCTACTGGCGATTAATCCCGTCTGTTGGCAGTGGCGAATATCGAGGCTCATTCTCCTATATCACGCAAGATGATTATCCAACAGGAGATTCATTTTTCTAGGAGGCAATTATGAAAATCAAAGTGTGGACGGATAGTAACAACAGGCTGCTTAACTGGGCCTATATGAATGACTCACGATCAGTTGGAGCAACAGATGATGGTCAGCGAATCATTGAAGTCGATAGCACGGATGGCCTTTACGAGAACCACGCTAGCATTATTGACGGTCAAGTCGTTCCTGACGCTGGTTATGATCCAGACGCGGACAGACCTAAACCTGAGCCGTCACCTGAACAGCAGATGATTGCCGCGCTTACTCTTGAAGTGGCACAGCTAAAGGCGGCGAAATCAAGTGACTAATTATGATCAGTGTGCGTTACTTTACAGTTGGGGAATTGATCTAGCACCTTATGTACCGGTAATGATCACCCCAGACCAATACAAGCAAATTACAGGCAGTGACTATGTCGCCAGCAAAAGCTAGCGGCTATTTTTGTGGAAGGAAGTGAGAAAGTGACATTTTTTGGATACACGATTGGTGACTGGGCGGAGTTCATATCAATCATAGGGGTGGGTGTAAGTGCGGGCAGCTGGCTGTTCAAGAAGATTGCCTTAGATCCGTTGCGTTCTGATATTCAAGTGCTTTCAGAGACAATTAATCGTCAGCTAAAACTGCACGAACAATCGCTGGCAGACTTGGGACAACACTTGAGGACACACGATGATGAGCTTGGCAGTCACTCGGTTAGGATTACTCGATTGGAAGACCATGTAGGCATTAAAGGAGATAATGATGATGAATAACTGGACAGAACTTTTAGTATCACTTGCAGTAGCAGCAGTCCC